CATGCTGTTTAGCAAGCGTCAATTCGTGTATGGAGCGTTTGAGGAGCTCGGTTTATCATCTTACGTGTTTGACCTGTCTCCCGAGCAGCTTGAGAGCGCGGCCAGACGCTTGGATGCCATGATGGCCGAATGGAATGGTAAGGGGATCAGGCTGGGGTATCCCATCCCTGGAAGTCCCCAGGATTCGGACCTTGATGAGCCTAGCAACGTGCCAGACTCGGCATGGGAGGCCATTACCGCTAACCTTGCGCTTCGGTTGGCTCCAACCATGGGCAAGACTCCATCGGTTGAAACCAAGATAGCGGCAAAAAACGCCTATAATACAGTCTTGGCTCGTGCCTGCTTCCCTCCTGAAATGCAGTTCCCTGGGACGCTACCCTCTGGAGCCGGGAACAAGCCTAAGATGTATGAGAACTCCGTATTCATGCCGAGCCCCGTCACTACGATTGACGCGGGAACGGATGCGCCTATCACCTTCGAGTGAGGTCTAACCATGGTCACGATTAACCAGCTTTCTACATTGTCCACGGTTAGCCCTGGGGACAAATTGCCCATCTATGCGAATGATCAGGGAGACGCTCGAAAGGTGTCGGTCGCTACCCTGCTGGATTATTTCGAGTCCACCTTCGCATCGCCTGAATATACGACCGTCATCAATGCCCCTACGGCTAGCGGGTTCAATCTGGTCATGGCGGCATACGCTACGAATGTCTGGATGATTGTCAACCCTACCGGGACGTTTGCGGCGGGGACCGTGACGCTTCCGGCTACTGCGGATTGTTTCGATGGCCAGGAGATCATCCTATGCACTACCCAGGTGATTACGACGTTCACCCTTGACGGGAACGGATCGACCCTGGTAGGTGCTCCGACTTCGCTGGGTGCGGGTGCGTTCTTCTCTATCCGGTTCAACGCGCTTCAGTCCACTTGGTATTGCACGAGCCAGAATAACGTGAGCACGTTTACCACGGTGACGCTCACGGGTGGGTTGAACGATGCCAACGGGAACGAGCTTCTGAAGGTCACGGCAACCCCTGCGGCGGTGAACGAGGTCACCCTGGAGAATGCCGCTACAGGAAATGACCCCACCCTTACGGCATCTGGTAATGATGCTGATATTGGAATCAATCTGGTTCCGAAGGGGACAGGGACTATCGATGCCAACGGCGTCCCGGTTGTGACCACTACTGGAACCCAGACTCTCACAAACAAGACGCTCACGGCACCAACTGTAAACAATGGGACAATGAATAGTCCTACTCTTGTTACTCCCGCTCTCGGGACTCCAGCATCGGGAGCACTCACGAATTGCGTAGGGCTGCCTATTGCTGCTGGGTTGGCGGGAATTAGCGCAAATGTTGCCGCTTGGATGCTCATTCCATCCAGTGCCAATCTTGCCACGGCACTAACGGATGAGACAGGTAGCGGGCCTCTTGTGTTTGCGACTAGCCCGACTATTACTAGTCCGATCTTGGTTACCCCGGTTCTCGGCAATGCCCAATCCATCACGTTGGTATCGTCGAGCTACGTGAAGGTGACAGCCAAGACGGTAGCCTCACTTGTCGCGGCTGCCACCGCTGGTGCAGGAGCTAGAGATACAGTGAGTGACTCAAACGCGGCCCTTACGGCTGGTATCGGCGCGGTAGTGGCAGGCGGAGGGGCTAACATCGTCCCTGTTTTCTGTGATGGAACCAATTGGCGTATCGGCTAATCCTAGAAAGGGGAATGAATATGCGACCATTCAATGCTACCAGCGGGGCCAATCAGGTTCTCACCCCTGCGGCGGCTTCGGCTTCTGTTTCGATCAATGCCGTTGCCAAGTCCGTCCGTCTTGTAAATTCCGGGGCCAACATCTGCCACGTTCGGATTGGGACAGGTGCCCAGACTGCGACGACTGCGGATATCCCGGTCCGGGCTGGTTCCGAGATCATCGTGTCAAAGGGAGACGGACAGAACACCATAGCGCATATCTCTGCGGCTGGGACTACTCTTCATGTCCAGACTGGAGAGGGCGGCGTCTAAATGACTCAGATCCCGATTATCAGCGGAGTCTATTCCGATTCGGGGCCTGATTTTCGGACCTCCTACCCGGTTAATCTGGTTCCCGTTCCAAAGGAGAACGGGATCAGCTCCGGGTATCTGCGCCCCGCCGATGGGATGGTATCGCATGGCACCGGGCCGGGTGTGTCCCGTGGTGGGATCAACTGGAACGGGGTAGCGTATCGAGTCATGGGCACCAAGCTAGTGCGGGAACTCCAGGATGGAGCTATCCAGACACTAGGAGATGTTGGAACGGGTGGCGATGTCACCATGGACTACGGCTTTGACCGGCTAGGGATTGCCTCGGGAGGGCGGCTGTATTACTGGGATGGGACCACACTGGACCAGGTAACCGATGTTGATCTTGGAACAGTCCTGGATTTCAAGTGGATCGCCGGGTATTTCATGACCACGGATGGCACTAGCTTAGTTGTGACTGAGCTTGCAGACCCATTCGCGGTGAACCCTCTTAAGTATGGGTCATCCGAGGTTGACCCTGATCCGATCAAGGCAATCATCAAATTCCGCAATGAAGCCTACGCGCTGAACCGCTACACCATTGAAGCATTCGATAATGTTGGGGGCGACTTCTTCCCATTCCAGCGTATCGAGGGTGCCCAGATCCAAAAGGGCACGGTTGGAACCCATGCCTGCTGTCTCTATATGGATGCCATCGCGTTCATTGGGGGGGGCAGAAACGAGGCCCCAGGCATCCATCTAGGCATCAACGCGACTACCGTTAAGATCAGCACTCGGGAAGTCGATACCATTCTCAAGGGCTACACTGAGTCCCAACTTTCCACCTCTAGGCTTGAGGTTCGGAACGACAAGGCCAACGTCCATCTTTACGTGCATCTTCCAGATAGAACGCTGGTTTATGATGCCGAGGCATCCACGGCCCTCAAGGATCACGTTTGGTTCAACCTGACATCCTCCACTGCTGGATTCAGCGCATACCGGGCTAGGGACTTCGTGTGGTGCTACGATAAATGGCTGTGCGCTGACTCCCAGACCTCAACCGTGGGGTATTTCACGGATGCCACCGGTCACCACTGGGGCGAGATTGTTCGGTGGGAGTTTGGGACCACGATTGCTTACAACGCCGGGAAAGGTGGGATATTCCATGAGCTAGAGCTTGTGGCCCTGTCTGGACGGGTGGCCATCGGGACTAACCCCCAGATTGCAACCTCGTATTCGGTGGACGGTGAAACCTGGAGCCAGGATAAGTGGATCAGCGCCGGGGCAAGCGGTGACCGCGCCAAGCGCCTAGTGTGGAGACAACAGGGCTTTATGCGGAACTGGCGAGTTCAGCGGTTCAATGGAGATAGCAATGCCCATCTATCATTCGCACGTTTAGAGGCTCAGATCGAGCCCCTGGCGGTGTGATATGGCCCGCAAGATCCTGCACCTCACCAGGGATCAGCTAGGATCTTTCCTGACTGATTTCGAGTCTATCAAACAATTTGAGCAGCTATTCGCAGAGGCTAACGCTGCGGCTGGCAGTGGAGGTGACGATGGAATTCAGCTCGAAGCTGCATCCGCGTCTATTTCAGCTCAAGAGGCCCTAGACGCAATCGAGAGGATCAACCAAACACTAGGTATGGTCGAACTGTCCCAGGTTCCAAGTGAGCACACCTCAATCGAGACAGATTATATCGATCTGCCCATTAATAGCCCCCATGTCACCAGAGAGCGCCGGATTCAGTGGAACACGGATGACGGGACCATTGATGTCGGACTATTTAACGGGGTGACGCTCCAGGTAGGCCAGGAAATACACTTCTACGCAAAGAACGATTCAGGCGTGGACATCCCGAATGGAGCATCGGTAATGGCTACCGGAGCCGTTGGGGTTTCAGGCAAGATCACAATCGCCAAGGCTGTGGCGGATGGGTCTATCTCGGGCGATTACATGCTCGGGATTGCCACCCAGGAGATTCTGGATAACGAGTTCGGGTATGTGACTGCCTACGGGCAAGTCAGGGGCATCGATACCACTGGAACGCCTTATGGTGAGGTATGGGCCGATGGCGATATCATCTATTTTAGCCACACCACGCCTGGAGACTTGACCAAGGTAGCACCGGACGCGCCCAACCTTCGGGCTCGTATGGCAATAGTGACCAACGCGGCCCCAGGTGGTGCAGGGTCTCTATACGTTAGGGCCAAGACAGGGGAAACGCTCATCGGGTTGAATGATGTCTATGCGAGTTCTCCGTGGGATCTGGCCTTCATCCAGTGGAACAATACTAACTCCAGGTGGGAGAATGGGATAGTTTACAAGGATATCATTTTCCCAATCATCCCCAAGTTTACAGGGGTCGGCAATCCATCATTCAATGCGTTCAAGGGCGGGATAACGGCACCTCAATTCCTGGTGAACGACTCAGTGCAGCTAGACGCTTCGGAGTTCATCCATGAATGGGAGGAGGGCACCGAAGCTCAGATCCATGTCCACTTCACCAGTATGACAAACGTGGCCGCAACCCGTGGGATCAAGTGGGAGGTAGGGTACACCTACGTCAATACGGCCAACGGCACGAGCCAATGGATAGATGAGGTGGTCTTGCAGGTTGAGCAGACCATCCCAGCCAATACCCCGGCATACACTGAGTTCACGCTTGAGATGGGCAGATTCACTCCCGCTAGTGGGAAGATAGGCGGGCAGATCAGGATGAGGCTGAAGCGTATCTTGGCGGCTGGAACGGCTCCGGCTACAAACCCTTTTGTGTCCCAGGTTGGGGTCCATCTCAAGTGTAATACAGCCGGAAGTAGAAGCATCGCAACTAAATAGGAGGCAGCATGGCCGTATCGTCCAAGGTTTTGATCTCATCTAAATATGCAGAAAATGCCCAGACAACGCAATACACCGCCACCAATTGCAGGACCATCATAGATAAATTCACCGCTACCAACGTGAGCGCTGCAAACGCAACCTTGAGCGTGAATATCGTTGCGGCTGGGGGCGCGGCAGGGGCTACCAACCTGATCATTGACGCACGCGAGATCGCACCGGGCGAAACCTACACATTCCCAGGAGTGGTAGGTCACAGCCTTGAGCCCAGCGGGTTCATTTCCACGCTTGCCAGTGCGGCTAGTGCGCTAACCATACGCTCATCCGGGCGCGAAATCACATCCTAGACTTGCGTAAACCACTTTAAGGAGTTAGAATAGCATGTCTGAGATGCCCGAGCGCCCAGCGGCTCACCACGCCCAAGAGGTAGGATGATGCCGGTATATCAGGTGATTGAGGATCGGGTCAATATTAAGCCGATAGTCTCTAGCCTAGACCTTGCGGATCTTATGGCGATTGCACCTATCGATATCGATGAACTCGAAATGGATCTTCTCGAGGTTGCACAAGAGGAAGTCCCAATCATCCATCATTACTATCCTGGAATATACATGAGAGAGGCAAGGCTTCCAGCCGGATGCCTGCTTATCGGACATGAACAGAAAGTCCCACACCTTGACCTAATGTTAGAGGGTGATCTAACTATGGCTAACGGTGCCCGTATCACCGCTCCGATGCTTCTAAATGGTGGTGTTGGAAGGAAATGCGGAGTAATACATAAAGATACAGCATGGTTCAATATTTATAGCACGGATGAACAGGATGTAAGCAATTTAGAAAGAATGTTTGTAAATAAAACAAATCGCTCGATTGAATATGAAAAGGCTAGAACGGAGTTTGTGAGCAGCGAAACCGTAGCAGACAGGGAAGACTATATCAGAATGTTGGATGATCTAGGTGTGACTGATGATTTTGTAAGGATCCAGTCATCCATAACTAGCGATAGGGTGAATCTACCGTGGGGGTCATACAAATTCAGATCAGCGCCATCACCTATATCTGGCAATGGTATATTCGCGTCAGCCAATATGTCTAAAGGTGAAATAATAGGTCCGTCAAGTGTGAATGGTCACAGGACAGTCCTAGGATATGGTATAAACCACTCTGGTAGACCTAATGCGGTGATGGTTAAATCTGGCAATAATATAAATGTTGTCGCATGTTCAGACATAAAAGGGAATGTTGGTGGATTGTTTGGTGAAGAAATAAAAGTGGACT